TTCTTGTTCCCTTGTACTCGGAGAGCAGGTTCTTACGATTTACTGTTGAACCTGCTCCGTCGAATACTACATAAACAGAAGTTGGATTTGTTTGTCTAATCATAGCACCCAAAGAGCGAAAGAATCCCCCTAATCCCCCAATATGAACACCATCAGGATTAACCATATTCATCATAGCAAAATTTCTAAAAAATAAATTTAAGCCATCTAAAATTAATACTCTGTCGTGTCTATTTTGGGTAGGGATCTCCTGATCTTCTTGGATATCATCCAAAAGATTAAATAACTCTTTGTGTTTCATGTTTTTGTTTATAGGTCCTCTACATCGTAAAGAACAGGTGTTACATCTTCTTGATCTTCTACAATTTTAAATTGTCCTCCTCCTAGGATTTTAGACCATTCATCAGCATGCTCTTTTTTATAAGCATTTTTATCTTTGTCAGTATCTTGGATAAAACCATGGTTTGTCATAACAATTTTACCTCTTGATTGCATACCATTAACATGGTTTTTATCAATCTGTAAGTTAGTTCTTTTACCCCATTCTACTTGCATACCACCTTTAATTGCTTTAATCTTAGATGTTCCAGCATTTGAAATATTTCCAAAAGTAACTACAAATGTAGCATCATACCACATAGCCATTCCACCCTTATTCATCATCTTTGGTTGACCCATAGGTGATTCTGCTTTTGCTGTCCATACTTTATTAACTGCAATTAATGTGTTAGTATATGGTGATGATTCTTTACGAGACATTACAATACTTTGGTTAACTGTATTACCAAATTGTGTAGACATTGCACCTGCATTCCATTCATTGTTATTCTTCAGTTTTTCAACTGACATTGCACAAGGAATAGAGCCAATGGAATCCCAGAAAAATGCTAAATCATAAGGTAAATTACCTTTTTTCTGTTCATTTTGTAGGTCCATAATAAATGCTGCTACGTCTTCAATAGTATGTAATGTTTCTCTATCAACATAGATAAAATTACCTTCATAGTCAATAACATTACCTTCATCATCTTTAATTAGATTAACTTGTAACCCCATTTGAGCTGCATGTTCCCAATTCCATTTCATTTCAGTAATAATAAATACAGGAAGTATACCCATATTTTGAGCAGATACTGCTGCTTCAAGTAATGCAGTAGTTTTTCCAGTATCAGAGTGTCCTCTAAGTATGGAAATATGTCCCATTGGTATACCCGGTACTCCCGCTACTTTTTGGAAAGCAGGTGATAATGGTATCCATTGTTGATCCTTAAATTTGACGTTTTTATTTAAACCTTTAGATGATTTAAATTTATTAAGATCAAATTTGCTCTTAATCTCGGCGGACACTGCCGCCGAGAGAGACTTTGATACTTTTTTCGCCATATTTAGAAAGGTAGATCATCAACTTCGTTAGTACTATCTTTACTATCAAATAAAGAATCGAATTGATCTACTTTAGTTTGTTTAGCTTTAGTAGTATCTAAACTAAAATTTGTAGAGGGTTTAGTTGCTACGGGTGTAGCAACAGGAGAAGATACTGTTTCTTCAGAATCATCTTCTGGTGATAACCATTTTTCTAAAGCTGATTTCATTTCATCAAAGGAATATGATTTAAATAATCCTTCTTTAGGGTTTGGTTGTTCATTTGTCCATTTTTCTACTAAACTAGCATCTTCACTAAGTGGTGAAGTTTTTAATCTAACACGTACTGATGATTTATTGTAAGGGGTACCAGTTGATTCTGGTCCTACTGTTTCAACTGTAAGGTCTCTACCATTTACAATATCAGTATAATCTCCGATTTCATCATCTACTGCAAGAGCAAGTAATTCTTCATATACCTGTTTACCAAATTGCCATAGTCTAGTACCTTTATCTTCTTCTCCACGTACTACTACAGGAACAAAAATACGGTTTTTAGCATCTAACTTTTTAGCTAGTACATAATTTTCTTTGTTATACTCTCCTTCACGTAGTTTCCCAGCAAATAGAGCAATTGGGTCCTTTTCACCAAAATTAGCAGGTGAAATCATTACTTTATTAGTAATACCATAATAGAATTTTAACTCAGTAAAGGGGTTAGAAGCATCATACGCTGATGGTACAATTCTAATTTGTTGTTTACCTACTGTAGGTCTCCAAAAAATGGTTGTGTAATCTGTCTTTTGACCACCCTGTGGTTTTGATTGGAGGGTATCCAATTTCTGCTTTAGTGCATTTAAATCCATAATTGTAACTTATTTTTAATTATAACTGTTTATATGTAACCTAATATACGAAATAGAATTTGGGGAGCCAAATTATAATTCGATTATTTTATAAATTTTTGTATTTAATTGATTTAAATCATTATGTTGTGTAAGTAAAACACAATTTCTATAATGCTGCCAATCAACTCTATACTTAGTATCAACAACACCCCCATTTAACTTTTTAATAAGTTCGTTAAGGGCATTAATTGTGTATAAGGTATTAGATTCCTTTTTTCTATGTACTAAAATAGTATTATCTGGTATAGCATTTAGGTTAGTTTGGTCTACATTGTATGTTACAACGTATTCATCTTTACCTACAATTTCTAGAACAAATAGTTTATTATAGATAATATCATATTTTGTGGTTATATTTTCAATTAGCACATCCAAACCTTCCAAATCTGTAAAAGTGCAAAATAATTTATTATTCAAATCTTTTAGTGTATTTATATCAACTACTGTATCGTAATTCATATTATACGTATTAATTTTATCCTTTAAAGTTGTAATCATAACCTGTTTCTTCTTTTATATTTAATTTATATTTTTTGAATATTTCTCTAATACTATCTAAAACCTCTATTTCTTCATCATCTATATCAAATGTAAAACTATCATATGTATATAATACTAGTTTTGTTTTACATCCCCGTAATATACGACACATATCCCACAAAACCAAAATGTTTTGTGAAGTCTCCATATTTTGAAGTATATAATTAAATAGCTTTTGAGGATTCATTTCACCCAAATTTTCCTTCGTATATACGAAATTTGAAATTGGACATTTTGTATACCCTTTTTCATTAAATTCATTCCAGGTTTTTGTTACAAACCCTTCAATTCTTTTAAAGAACTCCAACTCTTTATAATTTTCAAATACGCCTCCGTAAAGTTGTTTGAAAGTGAGTTCTTTTGATTTTTTGTAATCCACATTATATAACGATGCAAAATGAGAGTGAATATCGCTAGTGGGAAAAGTATAATTAACGAGACGAGCAGCCAAACTAGGATGGTAAGCAGAAATATCAATTTCCACGAACCTACTATTACGAGGGATAAAACTTTTTCGGCAACCGTTTTCTTTATTAAGTGCGGCATAATTTACGTTTTTAAATTTATTTGATGGTCTTGTGGTTGTTGTTTTTAAGTTGAACTGAGTGTAGACGTATTCACCATCAACGGGATGGAAGAACTTACTGAAGGTTTCATTGTGTATTCGTATTCCATTTCTCTCGATAGCGTTGAATACCATTGAGGTTTTATTGTTAAAGAATTCATTATATTTTGTTTTTTCTATGTTAATATTCGCTTTTAGATCTCTAAAAATCGTTTCACACAATTCATAGTGTTTAACAATAGGTATAATTAGGTTTAACTTACTGTTATCTTGATGTTTGCGATAATATAAATCATGTGTTTTTGTTGTAGGACGTATATACGTATGAGGAGGTGGTGTTATGTCATAAAGAGTTTTGTTTGGAAAATAATGTAATATTTCTTTTTTATCCCTACAATATAATACTTCAAATTTGTTTATTAACTTTTCAATACTTGTCTTACACGTGATTAATTCATTAGTAGCTTCACTATGTGCAATACATACCATAAAGCCTTTGCTTGCTTCAATTGGTCTAATATACACTAAACTTACGTGATTTTGTACAGGGTGTATTGTGTCATTATAAGGTATTACCTCAATGAACGCTTTTTTATAACCACTATTTATTAAAACATTTAACTGTTCCTCGTCTTCTACAAGCCAGTACATATAACCTTATTTTACTCGAATATACGACTTTATATCCTATGAGCCAACCTTCTTGTAAAATTGGTCTAAATTATTTTTAAAATATTTAGATAAACCATAAACTTTAATTCTAGATTCTTTTAATTTAAGGGAATTAAAGTTAATTGAAGCTACTTTATTTCTATCTTTTCCTGTAATTTGCCATGTAATTCTAAAAGGAGTGTATAAATAAAATTGAGTATTGGGGTCTTCAGATTTGTATTTAAGAAATGTTTCTTTATTTATTTCTTTAAAAGATGGAGAATTAATTCTTTTAAGAAAATACCTTTCTATAGCCCCAAATTTATAATCTTCTGGGGATGGGATTGGATAAAATGAGGTAGCTACTTTGGTATTTTTGCTTATATTGATATTAGATGAGTTAATATAAGCTGGGGGAAGGGTAAAAAAGGATACTTCTTCTTCTCCTATTTCTTTTTCCGCATCTTCTGCCTCGTCTACATAGGGGTCACCAATCCCAGGGGCAACTGTGGTTTGGTTTGTTAATTTATTATATTCTATGCTATTATTTGGAATTAATTCTAATTCCACTGTTGGGGTATCCTGAGGGGTTTTACCTGTAAAGTATTGGTTAGTGGAAGTTTCAAAATAATCACCAACGTATACTTCTTTTGTTGAAAGATACCTTAGGAGATTTCCTTTAGTATTTAAATTGGTTTTTATTTGAGATTTTGGAAAATACATAAATTTATTTTTTAACTAATTTGTGCTTTCTTTTGTTTTTCCCATACAGCAGTATCTAATATATAACTAGGTTTTAATTTATCAATTCCCGTAGCTTTTTTATTTGATACTGCATATTGTTTTTTACCATTTTTTCCGTCCTTTTTAATGTTTCCTGGACCAAAATATTTACTAGGAATTTTCTGGTATTTACCATGGAACTGACATTCCCAATGCCAAGTTTCATTTGTTGTACCATTATTAATTAAAGGAATCCTCATCCAACCTAAACCTGGTCCATTTTCTCTAAACCATGTGTGAACTTCAGCATATGTAGCAGGTTGTTGTAAATCTACTGCTACTCCTAATCCATGTCTAGACTTACCCGGTGCGGCAGCATTAGGTCCGCCTGGGGTTGAAATAATAGATCTATAAGCTGAGTTGATTCTTAATTTACCATATCTTTCTAAAAATGTTTTACCATTTGATGATACCGCAGTTTCATAAGCACTTAATAGATTTTTAAAATGAGGCATACAAGCATGATGTAATCTCATTCTTTTATTATCAGAATTATTCTTCATTTCTAACCTAGCATATAGAGCAGCATCTGCTTCTACTAACATTCCTGGGTATTTATGTAAAAATCCATTTTCAACAGGTATAGAAGGGTCAGATTTTAATTTTGCGGCATTACCTGCCTTTTTATTTTTAGTAAATTCAGTTCCAGGATCAAAATTTGGATCAACTGCACCTGTACCTCCTGAATTTGCTTTTACTGCAGGAGCAGGGTTGAATTTAATAGATGGTGGTTTGTCTATGTTAGAGGTTGATAAAGTTTTTAAATTTGTTACCCACCCCTTATCGGTAATTTTTTGTGAAATACCTGTAATTAAAAATTCCAGAGTAGCACTATATTGTTTAGGTAAAAAGGATTGTTGAATATCAATTCTATTAAACATTCTAAATCCAGATATACCATCTAAATCTAAATTAAATTCTACAGGGATAAAACCCGCGGCATTACTTGGTATACCTGTTTCCGAATAAAATTTACCATAGAATTTTTCTAAGTAATTTTTATAAACTCCTTTACCCATTTCTATATATTCATTATTGGTAGTTGGAAGATATTGGGCATTAGCTTTAGAAATGGTTGAAACTTGTAAATTTGCATTATTTTGTTGAGTATCTGTTATTGAAGGAGTTCCACCAAACATTTGAGAAAGATAAGCAGAATAGTTAACATTAACAATTTTTTTCAATCTTTCAAGTACTGCTTGATTTGCAGCATCTTGTGCATTAGTATCTGATTCTTTACTGTTTGCTGTTTCTGCAGGAGCCCCATAGGCTGATATTAATTTCTTTTCTATAGGTTTACTAATTTGTTTTTTTAGGAAATTATTACTATAAATCCCAGCAGCAGTACTATAAGTGTGATCTTTTGATTCAAACCGTCCTACTTTTTCATTTCTTGATGTGAAAAACATTTGAACAGGATCTTGAATAACACCATTATGGTTTACTTTAAATCTAAATTCTGCCTCAGAATGGTATTGGATTTTTATATTTTTAGCATCTTTATGTATTTTTTTTGGTAATCCCTCATCTTTTGGAGTAACATAAAAATATCCACCACCACCTCTATTCTCTTTAAAAGGTACTTTTTCCTTATATACTACGGATAGAGGAAATTTAGAAGAATCTGCTAATAAAGTACCTGCTTCATTATTTAAAATCTTTTTTAAATTTGCATCTACTTCGGGATCAAGATTAGTATTTCCTTCATAAGATAATTTACTACTTCCTGCTCCCCCACCAGAACCTCCACTATTTTCGGCAGTAGTATCAGTATCAGTTGTTTTTGTTGCTGTTGGAGTTGTTGTTGTTTCTGGGGTTGTAATAGTTTGTTGAAATCTATCAACTAACCCATTATTCCATTTTGAAAAGGCAGTTGCATCTTCCCCAACGGTAGTACCACTTGCTGTAGCCCCAATACTAATTTGGTTAGCTAACATTGGGGTTATTTTTGTATTAAATTTTATATTTTTTAAAAAATTAGATTCATTTTTTGATTTATTAAAACCAAATACTTGAAGTTCTAGATTTTTAGTTGACCTTACACCTGGTATTTTTGATAGGTTTTTTGAAAGACCTTGGGGTGGTTTTCTTTCTAAAAAAGTTACGATCTTATCATCTTTAATATAAGGTTCAATTTTTGTTGTATTTGCTAATGAACTATTTATACCATCACATATTTCTTGTAAGAATTTATATATAGATAAGTTTCCATCTTTATCATAGTTTTTTGATAATGATTCAAAAATATGAGCAATATTGATGTACATACTATATAACTTTAAAAATACCATTGAACCCTCTTTAATTGAAGAATCACCCTTTAATTTACCCATATCATCTACCTTATAAGAGGGGGTATTAGGTTGTTGTGGTTTAAATATATTCCACGGTAAAACAGCATTCCCATTATCATCTATAGGAAAACTAGCACCTCCTTCTAAAGTAATAGTTTTTGTTTGTTGGTCGTATTTAGTTATTTTTTCTTTTGTATTAGCTAAAGGGATAGGGTTGGTTACTGATACTGTTCCTAAATCAGATTTAGGGGTTGTTGTAGATTTTTTTCCTAATATAGCAAAAGCGGATATCATAGATTTAGTATATTGAGGTACATATACATTATTAATATCTACTTGATTTAGAGTACCATCATCATATTTAAAAATACAAACCTTAGGGTTGAATGAAATCAAATTAGGTGTATAATTCATTAAAGTAGTATCTTTAGCCCCTGCATCAAATACTAATTGTTTATCACTAGGGGATATATTAGGAATAATTTCTTTTTCAATTACAGATATAAGTTCCCCAAAACTAACAAAATAATTATAATTTCTGTCTATTTTTTTATAATTATAGTCAGAATCTCTAAAGTTTACGGCTCCTGCTAAATTAAAGTAATTAGCATTATTTTTAAATAATTCTTTATTTTGTATACAATTATAAAAATATGCAGATAATCTATTGGAATTTTTATTTGCTAGTATTATGCTATCTGAAGGTTCACCATAGGTTTCAATTTCTGTTTTAGTAGCGGCTGATGAATTTTCTCTTTGTGATTTTGTAGGTGGGATGTTTACTTTTAAAGCTTCTATTACATCACCTAAAGAAATTAAATCTACTCTAATGTGGTAAGTTCCATCAGGTTTAAAATCCCAAGTAAAGTTTTTTACTCTTCCAAAAAACCCATCATAATTCCCATTATAGGTTTGTTGCATTTCTTGGATTTTTTTCAGCATAGACATCTGGGAAGTGCTTTTTTCTTTGAAAAATTCTTTTTCAACCAAAGTGGAGCCTATTTTTTTAGGTTTTCCATCTTTATCTAAATAGCTATTCCACCCAAATTCTAACAATAAAGTAAAACCTAATCTAAGATATAATAATTCTATAAGTTCAAATTGGAATCTATTATAAGCAATAATATTTACAGTTGCATTACGTATTGCACCATTATTTTTAGATACTACATTTACATCTTTAATCCCAGGAGCGGGTTGGATTCCTTGTGCCGTTCCACCTAAACCATAAAGGTTATTATTCCATATTGAGGCATCCGTAGAAACACCAGATCTAAAGTTGTAAGTTTTATCATCATTTAAAGAAGATAACCCATTAAATAATACTGATTTTTTTGCTAAGTTTAACCCTTTAAGGTTTTCACTAGATCCTATATTAAAAGGTAACCTGCTATCATCTATAATTGAAACAGATGAAGCTAGTTTAACCCAAGTATTTCTATTATTAATATAGTGTAATTCTGTAGTAGTTTTTCTTTCAGTACCATCAATACCCTTACCTAATATCTTTTGACGATTGGTTGCTTCTTCTTGTACAAAATCTAAAACAGATTCACCTAGTATATTTCCAGTCATATTATAAACTATTTAAATCCAAATACTGTTGGATAGCTCCAGCAATATTTTGGGGGATTCTAATTTGGGCTCCTACAGGAGGGTAATAACTATTTTGGGGTAATTGAGGATTTGCAACAGATATAATCCACCATAGGGTTGGATCTTTATAATACTGTTGAGCTAAAATATCAAAACGATCCCCAATAGTAGTAGTTACATAAAAATCACTAAAATGTAGAGGTAAATCTGGGTATTTAACTCCTTGGCTTATACTATAATTGGATAATGATAATAATTCTGTATATCTACTCATTTTTATTATTTTTCACTAAATGGAATATAAGTGGTATTAAAATTTACATCTTTACCTTCTTCGTCTCCATAATTACTTTGCACACTTTTTGCACCTTTTACAGTTGCTGAATCTGATAGATGAATATATTGTTCGGGGCCATATGATTTTATAAAGTTTTCTTCTGCTCCTTGATACTCTGCCTTACCATATTTATTATCTTGTAATTGTGGTACAAAATTATGAATAGGGGTAAATTTAAATCCTGATACTTTAATTATCATAGGCATTTCTTTTACACTTCTATCTGTTTTGATTCCGCTCGCGGTTACACCTTTACCATTAGCATCAGGTATAGATATTTCCCATGGGGATTCTTTTGGTACAGTATACGAAATACCTTCTATAAATCCAACCTGTTCATATAACCACCCTCCAACGGTTAATGTAATTAAATTTCCTCTCATATACCCATATTCTGAATAGTCAGGGGCACAAGTAGATGCTAGATAGTTAAGTTTTTGGTACATAGGAATTAATTCATCTTTAGATTGAGCTGCTATTGTCCAAGATAAAGTAATACTTCTATCAAAACCTTGATAGTTATGTACCTTATCTGCTCTTCCTAAATAATTAGCAGAGTTCCATTTTGCATTGTAAGTATCTTTATAATCATCTATAAAAGCCCTAAAATGAATGTATGTTTTTTTAGTAGGAGTGTCATTATCTATTACACCTATTCTAAATTTAACTAAATCATTTTTAATTTTATTAGTAATGACATGATCTGATTTATAAAGAGGTAATGCTGTAAGTTTATCTAAAGGCCCAAATTTACTTCCATCTTCTCTTAATTTACCAAATTGATATGAAGATTTATCTCCTTTTACCCCAGGGTCTCCTAAGTTAACTCTTTGAGCTATATTAAATTTAGTATAATCTAAGGATGTGGGTAGGTTAGAAAAATTTTCATTAGGAGGTAATGTATTAGACCTAAAATCAACTTTTATTTTATCTCCCCCGTTATTTTTTGAACTCTCTTCTTCTCCTAACTGTGCATTACTTAGTGTAACATAATTTTGTGATCTAACAATATCATTGGTAATAGATAAATTACTGTTGGTATATGAAGTTCTACCAATTTTAGTTTTTCCTATTCCTAATTTTGAACCAGGCCCACCAGGGTATCTTAATATTTCAGTATCAGCTTCAGATATATTATTTTTATTACCTGTTTGTGTTATACCGTATAATTTACTTTTAGTTAACTGGACTAATCGGTTTTCATCTGAAGATTGGTCTTCTTTAACTGTGCTACTATATACATTAAGTCCTAAAGGATCTTTAAAGGGCAATAAACTCCCCCCACTTTTACCTAACCCAACAGTTGGATCTAAACCTTGTTTATTTAAATGTAAACCTAAAGCATTACCCGCTGATTGTAATAATGTAGAAGTAGGTAGATAAGCGCCTTCATTTATAATTCCACTAGCCTGTGTTGCTACTCCTGTTCTGGATAATACATTTTGTTTTGCAATAAAAAGTAACCCATTTGGTGACTTAGTATCAATAAACATTTTAGTTAAACGTGAGGCATCTTTAACAATTCTTCCAGGAGTTAAAAGTCCCCCTCTTAATAAAAAGTCAGGACCTCCTGTTTTATCTGTATCATTAAGATTTTTAGGAAATGAAGATTGAATATAAGGTTGGCTACTTGACCCTCCTCCTATTCTATCTTTTCCGTATCTTAAAGATTTAAGATCTGTTGTTAAATTTACTAACCCCATATTTTATTATTCAGGTGAATAGTCAGAATACTTAGCTGGGGTTATACCATCTAAATCTAAGTTTGATGGTGCCATACTGTTACCATATATGTTAGAATTTGAAAGGTCTGGAATTGTTGGGGTTACTCCATTATTTTTTGATAATGGTGAACCTCCTTTATTTGTTAATTTACTTAAAAGTCCCATAATTTAATTGTTTTTATTATAAATATTTAATTTTTAATTTTATGCTGATATTTCATAGTTGTTTAATGAGATAGCCGTTCCTAATTCTTCGGAATCCATAGTTATTTGTGCATTAGAATTTAAAATTTGGTTTAATATAGCATTTGTTTGTGCTAAACTATTTTCCATAATAGATAAATCCATGGATACTCCTCCGTTAGATGAAGCCTTTTCTTTAAATAAATCTGTACCTGCAATTATATCGTCATTATTATTTAATTTTATTGCCCCTTCAGGTCCTAATATGGTTCTACTTCCATATCCACCCCCACCAGTTGCAGGACTAAATATATCATCTGCACTTTCAGAATCACTTACCAAACTACTAATTGCTAAGTAAGCGGCAGCCGCCGCTGCGATACCAAGACCAACACCCACTAAAGGGACTGGTGTTTTAGCAGCATTTGCACCCGCTTGAGCTGAGTAGTCAACTGCACCCATTAAAGCTGCTCCTTTTTCAGAAATTGCTTTTCTTTTAGATAAAAATAACCCAATTTTTGCTGCAGCGTTGTATGCTTTTACCCCTACAACTCCGGCAATAATTAAAGCTTTATTTTCAGCGGCAAATTTTACAATCGCTGCCATTGTTTTCATGGCGGGTTGGAGGCTTTTTCCTAATTCTAAAAATACTTGATTCATATCTGCGGCTGCCTGTTTCATTTCTGTTTGTTTATCAGCCTGTGCCTGAAGATCTTCAAAATTAGTATCAGCCATTATTTTTTGGGCTTCTTTTAATCCATTTTCTTCAATTAATTTATCTAATAATTCTTGTCTTTTTTCTGCTTCATCTCCTGTTGTATTTTTCAACATTTCTTGGGTAAATAGAGTTTGTGCTAGTTCTTCTCTACCCATCCCAACAGCTTCAGCTAATGCCTGCTGTTCTAATCTATTCATTTTAGCAAAATCAGCAGAAGAACCCGCTTGTTTAGCTATTTCTTCAGCTACTGTTGCAAAATCATTTTGTAAAGCCGCAGATCTTGCTTTTTCTAAGTTAAGTTCTTTACCTAACATTAGTTCAGCCTGCATTTCTTTTTCTATAGAAGACTCAAAATTAAGTAAACTTTCTGCAATTTTATCTACTTGGGACATTTCCATCCCTAAAGATTGGACTATACCTACGGTCTTACCCATAGTAGCAGCATTAGCACCCATAGATAAGGTCATAGCAGCATTTATTTTGCCCATTTCAGCCATTAACTTTTTCTCGTTAAGGGCTACTTTATTTTTTAAAGATCCTAATCTTGCCTGGGCCATAAATTCCCCAGTATTTTTCTTAAGGTCTTTACCATTTACTGATGTTAATTTAGTAATACCTGCTAACTCCTCAGCAGTCATTCCTGCTAAAACTTGCATTTCTGCATATGAAGTTAACATTTCATCAGATAATATAACATTAGTACCTAATGTTTTATTTATATCTACATTAGCATGTTTAATATCATTATAAGAAGTTAAAACTGTACCTTGGATTTTACTAATCCTCATGAATTCAGCACTTGTCTTTTTAGCCTCAGTATATGTCTGGTTCATTCCCTTAGCTATATCACCTGTGGATTTATCCATTTTTAACATAGATTGTACAATCTTAGTTATAATGGCTATAGTACCAAAAGCTTTCATCATTTCACCAACACCCGCAGTTAACCCTTTAAGGCCTGCTGTTGCTTTTTGGAACATATTTAATTTAGAAACTTTTCCTGTTTTTTCATCTATAACAACCATTTCGGCGGCTGCCTTTTTAGATGCTTCTGCTGCTTTATCAAACCCTTTAGTTAAATCCTTTACAGCAGGAATTGCACCAGCGATTGTGGATAGGGAACCAAATAATTTTACTGATCCTAGTTTTGAGAGTTGTTTTGATACTACTACTTGAGAATCAAGTGTTTCTTTTACTTCTTTTTGGTTATCTATTTGGTCTGTTACTGCTCTTGCTAATTTTAAAGTATTTGAATAAGCTTCTTTTGCTGCTTTTTTCTCTTCTTCACTAGCATTTGCTGAAATTGAAGCAAAGTCTTGTTTTTGTTGTTTAGCTTTTCGTATTAAATCAGATTTATTACTTTCTAAACTTAAAATATTTTTAGCTAAATCCTGTTCTTGTTTTAGGATTTTATTAGTATCTAACAGGGCGTCTCTTGTTCTACCTGCAATACTTGCTTGAAATTCAGCTGCTTTATTTATTCCGTCTAAAGCAGATCTAACTGATTTTTTTAGGTCTTTTTCTTGTTTTTGAAGTTTTAACCCCTCACGGATCTCATTATTAATGTCCCGTGTAATTCTAAGATTTTCATTCTGCTCATAGGATAAACCCTTAGTAGCAGAAATTTGCTCTTCAGTTGCTTTCGTGGATTTTTTTATTTCTTCAGAATCAGACATTAAAGGAGTGTTTTATTATAAATATTAAAAAGAGCAACTATTTGTAGCTGCTCTTTCCTTTATAAGGTTTAGATGCCTTTAAGAATTCTGGAGTATTTACTTGACCTTTTGAGTCTATTAGAGTTGATTGGCCTTGTTCATTAGAAGGTTTTGATTCTTCTTTATAATATTTTTCCATTCTTGAATAGGTAAATTTTCTTAACCAAATAGGCATATTATAAACAGTTGGGAAATCATAACCTCCCTTACCTAAGAATAATATTTCGTGGATTTGGGTAAATAACCCCATCCTAATTTCTTGTGCTATATCAGAAGTCAGGCCAAAAAAACGTAAGACCCAAAGGGATCTCTACCTCCTCTCCATTGTCTAATATATAAGACATATCCACATCGGGTTGTTGTTGCTTAATGTGCTCACGTAAAGCTCTTGAATCTCTAGCTAATAAATAATTATCTACAAATTCTCTAATGGTTTTTTTATCACTATCTCCATCTACTGAAGTAATAGTATACTTTAATCTAGTTGTTAAAGTTGGTGTATGATCTTTATTTATTTTTGCTAATCCCTTTAGTTCAGCTTCTATTTTAGCTTCTTCATGACCATCTAACATTTTATATGTTATTAAGTTTGAACTATTAGGTAAGGTAAAAGAAAATTCATTTTTGCCCTCTATTAAATCAGAACCATCAAATGGTTTATTTTCTAGTTGGGTTAAATCTACACTTTGTTCTTCACCATTAATATTTACTTTATAAGTAGCACCATACCCTAAAATTCGTGCCGCAATAAGAATTGCATTTTTATCTCCTATTAAAAGGTCTTTAAGTTTTACTTTAGTAACAATAACGGATTCAAGTAATTTATCTAATACTATACCTTTTTGTATATAAGATTGGTTTGATAAAATATCTTCTTCTTTAGCAGTCATATATTTTATTTCTATTTTACCACTTCTTAGTGGATGCCCTTCAGGGTATAATAATCCTTTAGTGGGTAATTCAACTTCTTCAGTTGGGAATTTAAATTCGGCCATAATCTTTATTTATTAATAACTTTTGTTCGTTGATAAATATTAATATAAAAAAAAGCTTGCCAAAAGGCAAGCAATTTTAAACTTTATATTAAATAATAATAATTTTTCTTTGTTTTAAAAATTTAAAACACAATAATCTGGTTGAACCGTCATGGTGATATTTTGTGCTGTATCAGCTGTATCCCAATTATATTCACCAAAGTTTGCATCTACTATTAATGCTCCTTTAATAATCCATTCTGATACTACATCCCCTACAGGACCTAATACATTAAATGTTAAATCTTTCTTATAGAAATCACTATAACCATCTCTACCAGTTACTGATTCGTGGTGTAATCTAACCCATTCCATTACTGATTGTGCACCAGATGGAGTAATTGGATCAAATAGTGTAAACTGAATAGTACCCCAAGTAGTTTTACCTTTTACAAAACGTTGAACATTAATATGATTTAAAGGTACTGTTCCATTGGTTACAGTTACAGCCCCAACAGCTTTTACAGTGTATGATGGAATTCCATCCATATACATTATAAACCTATTTGCTTGTTTTGGTTCAAATGCTGTGAAAAATATTTCGTTTGGATCTAATACTGCCATTTTTTTATTTTATTTTATTATAAATATTTATCTTTTTATTTTTTATACCGGAAATGTAGCTCCTGTTGGTAATACATTGAAATCTAAAACAATAAATTCAGCTGTTTTCGATGGTTGTAAATAGATTTGACCTATTAATTGGTTTCTATCGATTACATCTGGTGTATTATTTGTATCATCCATTACTACTTTAAAAGCATACAAACCTTGTCTTTGTTGTACTGATTCTAAGTATGGGTTAACTTGTGTTAAGAAGTTATTTCTAGTTGCTATGGTATTTTGATCAAATACCAATGTGTTAGAAACTTGTGAAATATAGCTTTTAAGAGCAATTAGTAATCTTCTTACATTTACACGATCTAAAGCACTTGCTTTTTTCTGTAATGTTTTCTGACCAAATACTACAACTCCACTTTGTGGGAAGGTAGCTATTGGGTTTACATTTGCTTCATATAAAGTATCTCTATTTCCAGAAGTTAATTTTCTTTCAGCTTTTATTACTTGACCTAATCCACCTCTAGTTAAACCTGCTGGTGCGAACCATGGGTCTGAAGATGCGTCAGTATAAGCAAAAACTCCAGGGATCAATGTAGATGGTGGAGCCCAAACTGTTTTACCAGTATCTGCGTCAAGTAACTGTAACCATGGCCAGTAAGTGGCAGCATATGAACTATCAAATCCACTTGCTTGGTTAGTAACACCACCTATAAGTGAGTTATATGCTCTTAAATCTACTACTGCTAAACAATCTTGTCGTTTTTCAGCAGTTGTAATTAATAAGTTAACTGCTGATGGGTGTAATTGATGAATTAACCCTGGTGCTGATAATATATTAAACTGGTAGTTATCCTTATTACTTAATAAATTAATTACTGCCGTATAATCGTCTGCTGTTACACCTTGAGTATTATTAGCTGTAATGGTTTCGTTAAATTTAGCTGGAACTCCTCCTCCAAATAAATCTCCTTGACCTCCACTAAATGTTCCTTCTCCTACACTTGGTAAACTCGATGTGTATTGAGTTTTTGCTGTACCTGTATTATCGAAATAATTTGGTGTAGGTGAATTTACAGCCGACACATAAACATATCTACTTTTATTAGTATAGTTACCATTTTCAGTTAGGTAATAATCTCCATTGTCATCAACAATTTGACCATAATAGCTATTACCAATTACATTTTCTATGTAATTAGAAGATAATGGATCTAAAGATACATTAGAAAATGTTTCTAATACCGTCTTTTGGTTAGTTTTATCATCTCCACGACGTATAGCCACACTAAACACTCCAGATGAAGTATTAGCATTTGTTATTTCCCATCTTATATTATCAGGGGTTCCATTTTCTAAAGCACCTCCTGATAAAGTTGATCCTGTACTGTTTAATATTTCTCCTTTAGATATAGTACTTAAAACAAATGGGGTCTGAGATTCTAAGTTATCATTACCAATCTCAATTCTTAAATCAACACCTACTCCTCCTGGGAAGGCATTTGATCCCAATGAAGCTGTTGAAAATACAATTATATCTCCGCTTTCATATCCTGTTCCTCCTCTTATCTCAAAAACATTCATACTTTGTGAAGTATTAAAACTTGCTGTAAGTTGTGTTTTTCCATCTACAGATAATACTCTACGAGTACTAGTTGGACCATTTGCTAATGATGAAGTAATATTAAAAGAATTAATTGTAAAACTAGATGTAGTACTAGAAGTAGCTAAATCTCCGTTTACATTTCCATTAAAAAGATTTGTTGATTCTGCACTGCTCCAATCTGTTGAAGATGAAACTATACGAGTTACAAGTAATGAATTTCCTCCTTGATTGAAGTAATTATTTGCCGCCGTTTGGTTTAAATAAGAATATTGTTGTGAACCACTAGTTACAGCTCCTCCAAATATTGCTAAATATTCGCTATAAGAAGTAACTACAGTAGGTACTTCAACAGGACCCTTGATAGAAGGACCGATAAGTGCCGCTCCTACTTCTACAGGACCTTGAGTTATTTGAGATTGATCATTTTCTCTTGCTAGTACTCCGGGAGATATTAATGTTTCTGCCATTTTGTATGTTAATTAATTGTTTTATTATAAATATTAGAAAAATTGTTAAAATTATTCTGGTTTTGTAAATTCTCCTGATTCTATGTCAATGTTTCCATCTCCATATTTTTCAAAAAGTTTTGCTCCTAAAATATCCCTTTCTTTTTGAATTTTTTCAACTTGAGAAAAAATAGACATTTTTTGAGTTTCTAATTGTCCTAGGGAAAATATTAATTGGTTTCCTTCAGATTGTAATTCTTGTAATTTTTGTAACTCTTCTTTTGATAACTTGATTTTACTCATTTTTTTTGTTTTATTTATAATGATAAATATGTTTAAATTATATTGAAATTACCTAGTTCTACCTTCTTTGTTAGGGTTTTCGAAATTAGAGGGACTACTAATATTTTCTATATTAGATACTGTTTCAGATGTAATTGTAACTTTTGCTTTTGTATTATATTTTTTAATTGAATTTAAGTCTTTTTGTATTACATCAGGTATAATATATCCTCTTAAATTTATATTAAATGTTCCTTTTACAAGTCTATCTTGCCCCACAGTTAATTCTGTAGCGGTAGTAAAACTATCAACTGTTGATTTAAATTTAAATCTTTCAGGATTACCCCAATAAGAATCTGAAGCGTATTCTACAGATTCAATTATCTTATTTAATTGTTCCATGTAATATGTTTGAACTATACAACTATAAGATAGAGTAACATAATCAGGTACTGCTACTGCCCTTAATTGTTTTACAGGTTTTCTATTATTTAATAAATTAAAATTAGAGTAAGTATTTTTAGAATTAAAACCAGTTTCAAAACTACCATATAAATTAGGCATATTAGAATCTAATTTATTGTAAGTTGACCTATCCTTAGTAATGGTATCTCTTTTAATTACAATAATAGGTAACATTACAGCACCTCCTTTATCTCTATAATAACCATCTCTTCTAAAAGATTTCCATCTTTCTGGGCTACCATATATTATGGGAACTGTTCTTCTTTCTCCGTTTTGAAATACAAAGGGTTTGATTACATTATTAAAATAATAAAATATGGATTCATCTAAATCTTGTAGTCCTATACTAAACTCTTTAGACGTATCACCCTTAGAACTTATTTTTGTAGATCTATTAAATTCAATACCAGTTTGAGTCGAGTTAGGATTAACGGGAGTATTTGGGTTCCCTCTAACAGAATCAAAAGGTTTTTGTTGGGAAATACTTATTTCCTTTTGTTTTTTTGGGTATGGTTTAAAGTTTGCCATTAAAATCTTTCTTTATAAGGTGAAATTGACAATTTATCAGCAGGTATATAATGTGTTTCACATATAATTGATATATTATACCCAAAATCTTCTAAACCAGGGTTAAGAGGGTTTGGTGTACCATCTGAATTATTATTAGGATAGTCTGGGTTTTTACCTAGGAAGTAATCATTGGCTACTGTGGAATCTACACCGAAATATTCTCCTTGATATAATATTACATCCCCTACTTCAGGAACTACATTAGCATCAACTAAATCATCTCTTAAAAAAGAAAATCTAATATTTTGGGCGTATCCTATACCACTATCCCCTTCAGCATAAGCTTCAGGTTGTCTTAATAATAAGCAATTAAATAAAAAGGGACCATCAAAATATTTTTCACCAGCGGCTTCACCATATAAATTAATTACTGTTTCTTCTAATTTATATTTGTAAAAAGCAGCTTGTTGAGTAATAATATTACCCATCAATTCTCTATTTAATCTTCTTATTAAACTCACATCACGTGAACGACCAAACATTGCCATATTATCCTATATATATTGTATATGGAACCTGTTTCAATTCCGTTTGCTTAAACTCTGCTTCTTGAGATCTTCTTTCAAGTAAAGATTTTCTGGAAGTTTCGTCAAAAAATGTTCTTAGTTTTTCTATTAAAAATGTTTTTTCAGCAGTTGCTGCTGTAATTAAATCTGATTGGTTTAGAGTTACATTTGCATCAGGGATTGGGATATTACTATATTTACCTCTAACATACCCTAACATTTCTTTTGATAAAGCTAATGTGTATTCAAATATCCACTGTCGGCCTATAGAATTTATAAGACCATAATCAGGATTACCATATTGAGCTTTAGATACATTATTTACTACACCTGTAGGGTTATTTAATCCTCTTTGGATATTATTAGCTATACGCTCATCTCTATTAATATATTCAAATCTAAAAACCCCACTTCCTGTTGTTGGGACAGGAAATATAGTTAAATTATTATTTTTTAATTCAAAACTATAATTTGATCTTCTAACTTGTTCACTAATTTCTATTGATTGAATTTGAGCTAAATCAAAATTAGTAGGCATCATAAGAAAACTAACGGCTGGGCTCATTCCGCTAAAGCCAAAGCTACTCATTAAATTAACACCATTACCTACATAAGGGTTATATATTTTACTAATCGCAGGGGAGTCTTCATAAAATACTCTTTTAATCTCTATACCATGTTCTGATGTAATACCATTATTTATAGCCCATTCTTTTAAATCATAAGTTTGCTTGCTTGCAGTTAAGGGAAAAGAGCCTGTATAATATGTTACATTACCTCCAGTTCCGGCCTCAGTTCCATATTGTTCTGTTAATCTTATAATGGGTTCAAAGCTTGGGGATATAAGAGCATTATTTAATTCAGTACTATTTTCTCTATTTGATCCTTCAATTGTAAGGTAATTATCCCTAGTTTGATAAGCATATAACTCATTACCATAAGTTGTTATTGCTTCTTCAAATGCTGTGAAAAATGATCCTGCTTGAAGTTCTACATCTACTAATGGATAACCTAACCTTTGAGCACAGAATTTAGCTACTTTAACAGCATCTTCTTTATAAGATATATCTGTGTTATAGAATCCGAATGGGACTAAATTATCATTGTATACAGGATTACCATCATATATGGGTATATTTGCCATACTTTATTTTTTGTTATAAATATGATAAAAATAGTTAATCCCTAAATTTTTGATATACTTCAAGTATAGGAGATACTATATTATGTCTATGGTTTTTTTCTAATGTAATGGTTTTAAAACCCTTTACTTGTTCCTCAAGTCTACTTAGGAATGAAAAACCACTTTCTCTTTTATCTTTAAGATCTATTTGACCCATATCACCACAAATTACCATTATAGACCCTTTACCAAGTCTACCTATTATAGTTTCCATTTGGGAATGTGTTACATTTTGTGCTTCATCTACTATAATAAAGGAATTAGTAAAAGTTCTACCTCTCATAAAAGCAAAAGGAACTATTTCTATATCTTCATTTTCTAAATGTTTATCTACTTTTTCTTTATTATATAACATATATAAATTATGATATATAGGGGCTAACCAGGGATCCATTTTTTCTTTTAAATCACCAGGGAGGAAGCCTATATCTTCTTTAGATACAGTAGGTCGAGTTATTACTATTTTATCTACTTGTTTAGTAAAAAAATAATCTAAAGCTGCTTGAGTTGCAACTAAAGTTTTTCCAGATCCTGCTAAACCACGAATAACAGTAATAGGATTTTCAATTATTATGGATTTTGCTTCTTTTTGTTCTTCATTTAATTGTACTTGAAATTTAATAGGTTTTCTATTCGCTCTTCGTTTTTGTGTAAAAACTTCGTCAGTATGGTGTTTTGATGCCATATAAAGGTTTTATTTAAGAATTGATGTAAAATATATAAAAATATTGTATATACACGAAAAAACATAAATTTTAGTAATATAACATATATTTTAAATATAACATATAATTTTGTTATACATATGAAAAAGATAAAAAAACCCGGCCGAAGCCGGGTTTAATTATTAAATATGATTTAGTCTCTTATTATAGAGAATTTAAACCATTGATTTTAATTTTACCATAGAATTCTGGACGTACCATTTTCTTAGCGTAACGAGTTAGTAAACCTTTACGTGGTGTGAAAGTTTCTGGATCGTATACTAATGGAGTCATAATTAATGGAATGTATGGAGCAAATACTGCACCTGATTCTAAGAATTGTGTTCCTCTAAATCCTAATAAAATTTGGTTTTCAGTCATGTAAGGGTTTTTGTAAACCTTGATCTTACCACCACCTAATGCACCTACTTTTTGTACACCAAATGCATAGTTAGCTTTATCTACTTGACCATCTACGTCACCTGCAAATCCTGGGATAGACTCGATGATTGTAGATACTGCTGGAGAAAGAACCATAAAGTTAGCACCACCTCTAAGAGTTTTCTGGTGAATCTTGTTAGATAATTTCTGGATTTTAGTTCCTAATGTTTGGAACCATTGTCCTTGGCTATTGTAGAAGTTTAGATCTGAAATGACACCATCAGCACCATTATCAACAATAGATCTGTTATTTACAGCAGACCATACTTCAGAACCTCCTGAAGCGCCTTCCATTAACATATCTAAGATCTCTAAGTCAATTTCTAATGAAATGTACTCGCTTAGGATAGAAGTCAATTCAGCTTCAGCATCTAATGCATGGTATGCATTTAAATCCTGTGCGAATTCTGGCGTCCATACAGCTTTCAATTTTCTAGTTTTAGCAACGATAGCAGATGATTTCATCTGTACATTGATTTCTGGAATTGAAATTCCTGGATCAGCATTTCCTTCGTTTAAGCTTCCGTTTCCAGCTTCGAAATCACCTCTTGCGTTGTCTCTTGGTTGGAAAGAATACTCTAAAGCATAATCACCAGTTGCTGTCAAAGAAGAAGCATCTGATTTGTCAATAATAAATGAAATGTTAGTTCCATCTGTAGATGTAAATGCTGGTTTGTTACCTGATGCTACTAAATTAGCACCTGTAAGGATAAATCCTCTAACACCTTGTGCATCAAAATCAGTTGGTCCTGCGAAAGTTACTTTACGTAAACTGTCAGCAGCTACTGATGCAGATAGATCAGAGTCAAAATTAACATCAGCCCATGATCCTGTTGCTTGTGTAGCACCAGCAATTGCAGATCCAGTTTCGTTAATTGAGTATGAGAATCTTCCAGCACCATATAATCCACCTTCTGTTCCGTTTGAAGCAAATCCTGAAACATCACCATATAGTGAATCACCTACAGCTTTGTCACCTTTTGCAGTTCCATATTGGAAATCTAGATAAAATACTAGACCTGAAGGTAAGTTCATTGGTTGAACTGATACAAATTCTTGAGCAGCAATCTGTCCAAATACTTTACGTACTAATGGAAGAGCTACACCAGCCCATTGTTCTCCAACACCTGGAGAAAAAGATCCACCGTTACCTACTCCACCACCTGATTGAGAAGATTCTACTACTAATTGTTTTGCTTGGTTTTCAAGAATAATACCCATATTGTTTTTATGAGTACCACCTAAACCTTCTAGCAAACCTGTTTTTTCCCATTTGCTAGACAATCTAGCTGCATCACTCTGTACTGAGTGGTATGGGTTTGCGCTTTCTAATAATGAATTTAAGCTCATTTTTTTAAATTTTAAGTTTTTATTAATTTTTTTATTTAATTCCAGCTAATTTTTTCATACGTGCAAATGCATCGTTTTCAACAATTGGCTGTTTTGCTTTAGGAACTATTCCTGCCGCTTTTGAAGCACTACCTTTTACTTCATTAATTGATGGTTTTGTCATCATAGATGAAATTCCTTCGTTTAATGTTTCGAAAATAACTTTTGCTTCTTTTACTGTTGATGCTTTATCAAAAGCTTTCAACACTTTAACTTTTTTGCCTTCCGACAAATTCTTTGATTTGAAGATTTTGTTAGTGTAAAGTAATTTAGCATTTAGTAAGTTAACTTCGTTAAGTTCCTTTTTAAGTTCCTCAACTTCAGATAATGCAGTTGTAAGTTCTTCACTTTCATCTACTTTTTCTTTGTCTTCTTTTTTAGCTTCTTCTACTTCTTCCTTTTTTTCTTCCATCATTGGCATTTCTACTTCATCTTCAACTTCGATATCCATATCCATTTCTGACTCTTCGCCATCTACTTCCATTTCTTCTCCCGCTTCTAATTCACCAGCTTCTACCATGTCCTTAATTACATCCTCAATGAATCCTTTTAGATCGTCTTCTGACATATCTTCTAGGTCAATTTCTTCCTCTTCCATTTCACCTTCACCTTCTTCGGCTTCACCTTCTTCGGCTTCGTCCTCTTCGGCTTCCGTTACTTCTTCAGATTCGTCAATTTCTTCAGATTCTTTAACTTCTTCTTTGTCATCTTTAGCTTCGTCAATTTCTTCCTTAGCTTCTTCGATTTCTTCAGATTCTGTTACTTCTTCTGTTTCATTAAGTTCTGCAAGTAATTCGTCAAGACTAACTTCTTCGTCAATCTCTTCTTTTTTAGCTTCTTCTACTTCTTCAGCTTCCTTTACTTCTTCTTTGTCTTCTTTTTTAGCTTCATCTAATTCAGCAGTAACTTCTTCAGCTTTAACATCGTCTTCTTCATACTTATCGTATCCTTCGTCGATGTCTTCATCTTTGTCCATTTCTTCTAATTTAGCGGATAGCATAGATTTCAAATGAGGAGTAAATGCTTCTTCTAAAGCAGCTTTAGCGTTTGCTATTGCGGTTTCTTTAACCGATTTAGCGTCAGCAATTGCTTCTTTGAGCAAATCTCTGTTGTTTGACATAATCGCAAAATTTAAATTTGTGAAATACGGTTATTAGGAACCGTAATAGAATTAATTTGTTTTCTCGACACCATATAAGAGATGGTGTATTATGCTCATACATATATAAAAATAAATTAAAATACAAAAAGCGCTCAAAAGAGCGCTCTATGTTTTAAGTCCATCGGTAGCGTCCGAGGAAATATTTTTATGTTATTGGGCAAGAACCTTTTGAACAAAGGATTTCATGTATTATTTTATTAACTTTAGAATAATCATATGTAATTGAATTTTTACCTTCATTTAAAGTATGCATAAAAGAACCGGGATTAGAAGGAGTTGAAACAAAATCCCAACATAATAATTCAAAATCATCTTGTACTTCCATTACTCCACCCCTTTCTTCTAAAGAACCCATCCCACGAGATGAAACACCTACTGTTACACCTGCTTTAATTAATTCTTTAAGTATATTTCCTGAAGGGGTAGGTAATATTTCTATTTTACCCATTACATTATCTCCATCCCACCAAAAATCAGAAATTAAGTGAGATACATTTTGAAGATTAATTACTGAGGATTCTGGGTGGTCTAATTCTCCCATAGATCTTCTTTCTTTAATTACTTCTCCATATTTGGCCATTTCTCTGTCCCATAGATCTTTAGAATAATAACGCCCATTACCATTTTTAACTTCAGCAGTTGCTAAAATTCCTTCAACCATTAAATTTCCTGTTTCCTTATTAACATTTTCGGTTAATTGAAGAGGATTAACTTTAAAGGTATTTGTTTCTATTAAGAGTGATCTATTCATTATATTAATCGTTTAGTATATAATATACTACTTGAGGGTCAGTATTTTTCCACCATCCTTCCATTAAAGTAGCATCTAAAGTATTTTTAATATTAGTTGCCCCTTCTTCACTGTTATTATACTCAGCTAATTGTTCTTCAGTAAGATCTACTGCATAGTAAGTACTAGATGAGGACATTTTTATTAGCTTGGCCATATTAAATATCGTTAGTTAAAGAATCATCCATTTCATCTACCATTTCTTGTTTTTGGTATTTTTTACCACAAGATTTTTCATAGATTTTTTCCATTTTAGATTTTCTTTTCTCTAATTCTTTAATGTCCTTTTGCATTTGTTTCATTTTAGCTTTATCAACTAACTCGCTAAGGTTTTCATCTTCTTGAATTGAATTAACTCTATCTACCTTTTCAGCAATATGATCATGTAAAAAATCTAATTGAGCTTCTAATTTTACTGCCTCTGCTTCTTTACCAATTTCAGCTAATTTTGAATCAATTGTTTCTTTTTTTATTTTTTTAGCTTTTGGTGGTTTTGGTGCTTCTTCTTCTTCATCTATAGGTAAAGGGATTTCTTCTTCTTTAACTACTGAATTTAAAGAATTCATTAAAGATTCTTTAACTACTTTTTTTAGTTTATCTGAGTATCCGCTAGATGCGTATTTACCTGAAACCTCTTCTAATTCAGTTTCTTGATATCCCAATCCTTCAATTCCGAATGCAGCATTCTTTATATAATGTTGTCCATCTTTTTCTAAATTTTTAGATACTATTTCTCTAATTTCATCTAAAGACTTATCTGGGTTTTGTTTTGCTTCAAAGTAAATACCATTTAATACTTCTTGACCAATTTGGTTGTCTAGATTTTTAACATCCTTATAATCAAAATTACTTTCAGCTACTTCTTCAACTTCTTTAGTTACCTTTTTTTCTTCAACTTTAGCTTCTTCAGCTAAAAATTCAGCAAATTTATTTTCAAATGAAGTTTTTGGTGTTGCTTCAATTTTATTAATGGGTTTAAGATCAATGTAGTTTTCATTGATTAACTCCTTAAATATTTTTTCTGATTTTTTCATTATTTTTATTTTAGTAATATTTCAATATCGTTTATATAATCTCCTATTATATCTGTAGGTTTTATTATTGCAAATGTATTAGGTTGGTTTCTGTATGCTTTTATAGTTTCAATTTTACCTTGGCGTAGTAATTTTTTTATGTTTTCTAAACGAGATTCTAAAGCATCAAAAACCATAATTCTTTCTTCATGGAATTTTTTTGCTTTATCTTCTTGCTCTACCAATTTATAGTTATACATATTATTTTTTATTTTTAGGAACTAATTTATACCCAAACTTTTTAACATATATATTATTTTTTACTCCTTCTTTACCTGGTTTTTTAAAGGCAAAGGGGGTATTATAAGCACCTGAGGCACCAGACATCGAGGCTTCATCTACTTCTTCTTCTCTGACTGCTTTTTTGTAATCTGAGGGGTAATTATTTCTAACATGGGTACGAATTACATTTCTTAATTGTTTTGCCTGTTCGTATATGTCTAAGAATTTTTTATCATCTTTAGCTTTTTGATATACACCTTTTGCTGTAGATGCTAATTCCATAGAATCTTCAACTAGTTTAGATAAATTAGGGACATAATCAATAGACCAGGATATAGCACCAGTTTCGGGGTCTTTATCTGTAACTACAGATTTTACACCTCCAGTAACCTTAGTATCACCTACCTCTATTTCTTTAAGCTTATATTTGTACGCCATTTGCTAATTTTATTTCTTTTACTAGTTCAAAATATTGAAGTAAATCAACTAAATTATTATTGGTTACTCTTGATGTTTTACTAAGGGGAACTATATATTTAGATATTTCTGTAATTTTTATTTGAGTTGGAATATCTTTAATATTTTTAGATAAAATATCTAATGATTCTTTAAGATTTTGAATTTTAGAATTATAAAAACTTCTTAAACTTGGGGTTGAATCCACAGAATTAATAAATTCTTTAAGTATTTGTTTTTGATCAACGGATAAATTATCATATTTACTATTAAATTTTTCTAGAAGAACTTTATAAGTAAGTATTCTTAGATCTTTATCATAAGTAGAAAATTCTTTAAGGATATCTTCTTTAACTTCTTTTGAATTAATTTCTTGTTTAGTTAAATATTCTAAAATAGTTACTTTATTATTTATTACTTGATCAAAGTTATTATTAGATTTTGTATTATGTCCTTCAATTAAGGTATATAATGCGGCTAATTCTTTATAATTTTTGATTTTAGAACCAAAGAAAGAATCTAAATCATAATGTTTTTTGATTTCATTAATTAAATTATATTTTTGTTTTTTTAAAGAAGCACGATTAAACCCTTTAGAAGATTCAAGTATAGTAGTAATTACTATATTTGCCTTTCCTTCATTTAAAGTATTGGATTTTAATACAGACTCATATAACTTATATTCACGACCTAAAGAAGTTTTTATAAAATATTCTTTTAATATATTAATAGCTGGGGAATCTCCCCCTTTTAATGTGTCTGCCGTGATTTGACGCACCAAGAGTTCAAACAGGATGCCCGTGTTCTTGTACTTTGAGTGTTTTATTTTCATCAAAAAATATATTTATTTATAAATATTGGAGTTTTTTTACTCCTTTAATTGTTTTTCATCTAAAAGTGTACTATCATCTTTATCTTGTTCAAAAATTAATACCTTTTCATTCATTTTTTTAAACATATCTTTATTTTTTAATAAAGTTACTTGGGCATTTTCTAAAGCTAAACCTGATTTATTAGTATCTGTTCTACTATTAGATGAATCGTTTTTATCAGTATCTTTCATACGTTTAGTTCCTAATGGGTCTTTACCAAAATTACTATTCTGCTTTCCGTAATTAGTAATACCATCTTTAGGGCGACCTAAATCCGAATCTGTATTATACCCTGTGGGTACGTTAGCAGGATCTGATGTCATTCTTCCTTTACCATATAATGATGCTAAATCATGGGGAGTTCCATATGATTTACCTGTTTCTACTGGGTCATTACCCTCTGCCTCAATCTGAGCATTTCTGAATCTACGTTTAGAATCCTGACGGATTAAATCTCTGTATTCATCATATTGATCTTCTGATAGGTGGAATATATTATCATATATCCAATCAGTGGGGAGTAGATTTTTTTCTAGTAGCGCTGTAGCTAATTCAGTTTTAGACTTCATTAACTCAATTTTTTCTTGCTCAAATATAATTGATGGAGTTTGCATTGACAACTCAAAGTTGGTTAATGCCTCATCTCTATACCCTTGAGAATATAAATGAACTAGTGCTATTTTATTTAATTCTGATACCATGATTCGTTGTAATCTTTCAATAGTACGAGCAAATCTAATATCTTCAGCTGCTAACGTTGCTTTACCTTCTATATTTTCATCATATCCTAAGAAAGCTTTTGGTACTTTTAAAGCAGCAAATAATTTATCTCTTAAATATTCAACGTCTTGAATTCCATCATAAGTTAAACCAGGAGTAGTATCAATTTTTGTTGTTTGGTCATTACCACGAATTGGGATATAAAAATCCTCCATCATGTTTTGCATATTATATTTTAAATTATACTCCCCATTTTTATCCATATGTGGAGTACGTTTCATGTTAGAAATGGTTTTCTGCATAAATGCATCTATTTCATTTGGGGGAATAGAACCAACATTCATATAAAATATACGTTTTTCAGGGGCACGAGCAATTCTATGAATTAACATCGCGTCTTCCATTAATGTATATTGTTTAAATAATTTTCTAGCTGGTTCAATATATGAACGCCCATAAGGGAGATAATTAGTATCACCAACTAATCTAAAGTGAGCCATTTCATAATTTTCAAAATAGATACCATTAGAATTATCTTGTTGGTGGGGTGTTTTATACATTCCAGAACTTGGGCTTACTAAACCATCAGGATTGTACCTAAACCTTACTTCAGCGGGGTTTTCTATGTTTTGTCCTTCTTGTCTTTCGATATGATATGCTGTATGTGGTATAACATTATATACTCCATATTTTTCGGCTATTTCTAATTTTAAGAAAAAATCACCATATTTACACATTTGACGAACCCAAGGCCATAAATTAAATTCAATATTTAAAACATCATAAAATAAATTATATAATACCTTTTGAACTGCTTCATTAGAAGAACGTATAGATAATACTTCTCCCATATCATTTTTTAAAGTAGATTCATCAGCTATAATATCTAGTGCAGAAGCAATAATAGCATCTTGGTCCATTACATCATACTCTGAGTATAGTTGGGGTCTGAGGTATTGGTAATTAAAGTTAAATTGTGAACCATATAAAGATGTTGGGTTTGTAGAATATATTCTATTAAATCTATCTATAAGAGAGTTTGTTTGTAATTCTCCATTAGATTGGATTTGATTACTATCCATTACCTTTACTTGATCTCCACCAACATTACGAATAATTACGTCTGTTGAGAATAATCTTTGTAATCTACTAAATAAATTCTTATCTGCCATTATATTATTATTATTATAAATATTATTTAATTAACCAACTTATATCTTCATTTCCATTTTCTGTGGGCATATGATAAGGGTTATCACTTCCTTGAGAAAAGTACCCACCCTGGTATGAAGTTCTATTTACTGATATATTATTTAATGCGTTTCTAGTTGCGTCTAAACCTCGTTGTCTTTGGATAAGTGCTGTATCTCTAATGTACATTGCTATACCAAAGGCCATAACTAAGTCATCATTATACCCAGTTTGTGCTTCTGCTCTACCATTTTTCCAAATAAACACTTTCATTTCTTCTACTAATCTCTTTGATTGTATTGTTACTCCTTTATCTGCTATATACTCTTGAAACTTACCTATTACCATAGGGCGTGTTCTAGATGACATAGTAAAACCAGCTACCATCTTTGAATGGTCTTGATATTTATCAAAATACGAATCAGCATTACGGGAGTCACTCTTTTGTGAATAGTAAAGGTTAGGATATGCTCTATCAATAGCAACTTGTATTGTTGCCCAACCTATATTAGCATTTTCTATAATAAGCATTGCCTCATTGTATTCAGTAGCTAATCCTACTAATAAATGCCCAAATTCTTTAGTACCTAATTGTCCTTTATATTCTGCTACTTGAACATTATTCTCAACATCTATTACATGACAAGTTGAAAAATCCTTCCCATCCCCACGGGCAACATCTGCTACTACCATATAGTCCCTACTGTAATCTGGGGATTCCCAAACCCATAAGTTTTGGTCTGCTCCTCTTCTTTCCATGGGTTCTTTAATATGGGATTTTTCATAAAATTCTAAGTATTCATTATAAAACACTATATCACCAGAGGTGCTAAAATCACAATCACATTCTTGTGCTGCCAATCTAGGATCACCTAGTAAAGCATCTTGTGAATCTCTCCATTTTTGGTCTCTTTCTGGATGTACATACCAAGGTAATTTGATAGGTAAAAATTCATTTTCACCCGATTCTGCTTTAACCCATGTTTGGTGAAACCAATTACCAGTACCATAGGGGGTAGATAGTACAATAGCACCACCACCAGTTGCTAATGTTTGTTGTGCAGAGGCCCATGTCTCAGCAATATTGTCAATAAAAGCTGCTTCATCAATGATTAGTAATGATACTGCTTCTGAACGTGCAGCATCGGCATTAGAAGATTTGGCTTGTATTTTTGAACCATTAGTTAATCTTAATGATAATTTATTATTTTCAGCAGAATCAACCTTAAGCCATGAAGGTAGATTTTCCCACATGAATTGTACTTTTGTTACTAAATTTCTTGCTGTTGCTTGTGTAGTTGCTAATGCCAGTACATTTCGGTCTTTATGAAATGTCATTAACCATAATGAATAACCCGCTGCCAGAGTTGATATACCTAACTGTCTAGACTTTAATATAGCACTATAATCATTTTCTTGAAATAACGTTAATACTTTTTCTTGAAATGGGTATAAATTAAATTGTATACGCCCCCTTTGTGGGTGTTGTATATAACAGTATTTACGCATAAAATGTACTGGGTCTTTAGCGCATTTTAGATATTCTTGGCGTATTACTTTTTTTAAATCAGACATATTATTTTACTAATATTGCAGTAACTATAACAGCTAATATTCCAGCACCTGTTGTTAGTTTATTTTTAAACTTTTGTTTTTTTAAATCCTGTTCTAACTTTTTAGATAATTCTTGGGATAAAGATAGTTGGTCTGATTTAGTGATTAATATGGAATTGAAATTGTTTACTTTACCGTTTAGGTTAAATATGATACTATCTTTTAAAATTATTTTTTCTTGAAATAGTTTAATTTTATCACTATATAGTACTAGTTCTTTTTTAGCTCCATCACCTTTAATAAGGTCTTTAATTACTAATTTTGCTATTGGCTTTTTTAATTGAATCGAAGTACTGTCTGTAACGGTCTGTGAAAAACTGTTCAAGCTCACTATCATTAAAATTATCGACAGCATCCACCTTTGTGCTAATTTCATATCTAAGGTTATTTATTTTATTATTTTTAAGATCTATTTGTTGATCTAATTTACCTATTTGTACATTTAATGTATCAATTTTAAAGGTTAAATCGTTATTAATATGGTGTAACGAATCAACTTTTTGTTCTAATGCATTTATCTGGGAATTATATTTATCTATATATTTTTCCTTATCGTTTAAAAATCTAAAGACTAAAATACAAGCTCCTATAATTACAAATAAGTGATAATTTTTTCTTAACCATTTAAACATAACATTTATTTTATTATTTGTCTATAATAGCATTTAATTCTTTCTTAAGTTTTGTTTTTTTCTTAAGATCAGCTACAATTTTCTCTTTTTCTTCACCTTCAGCTTCTTTATATTTTTTAGCTAAAGATTTCATTTCACGAGTTAATAATGCTAACTCTTCTTTTGCTTTAGCTAAACCTTTTGTTTTTTTAAGATCTGCTTTAGATGGTTCTTTATCTTCATTTTCCTCTAACTTATAACTTGCTGTACTATCTTTTACACCTTGGAGAAATCCTCTTCTATAATATTTGTAATCAAGTTCATTATTTATATCAATTACATCTTGA